GCATAATTTAAATATGCAAAATCTTCAGGAAGTTTTGCTCTACCATGCTCTATATCAAGAACAACTTCTTTAGTTCTATGAATTCTTAAACCTAAATCATAATTCACTCTTGTTGCCACTTTGATCAACTGTGCAGGATCAATCATATTCTCTAATGCATAGTTTGCAAAGTCAACAGATACATCCTCGTATAATTGATTAAAAGTCCTATATTTTTGTGATACGCTCATTGCTCATTTTTTTTAACAATTCCATTTTCTTAAAGCTAAAGCTTTTCTAGTGGGTTTTCCATTAGGTTTTTTCATTGGTCCTTTTACTCCACTCATTCTTGCACAAAATGATTTTCTTCTTTTAGCTGCTTTACTGCCTGGTTTTAATTTAGAAGGTTTTGTAGTTACTGCAGTTTGTAGTTTAGATCCGGGGTTCTCCCTTCTATATGAGGCAACACCTTTTGCATTTAATCCCCCTTTAGGATCTTTACCTTCTTTTCTAGTCCAGGCTGCAGTAGAACCGCCCTTCTTAAACATACCAGGAACTCTGACACCTTGTGAATTATATATTGGATCCATCTTATTTCTTTTTGTGTAATTTTTGAACATCAAAAGTAGCATATAAAGATGCACCCTTGTGAGCTACAAACTTACCTGTATGTTTCATCAGCTTTGGAGCTTTCTTGCCATCTTTCATCCAGTGATATCCTGCTGGAGCTTTTACTCTTTTACCTGTCATAACTTTCTATTTATACATCCCAGGAACTTTCATTCCTACATTATTATATACCGGTTCTCCACCATAATTAGCTTTTGAGGTTCTATTCCCCATTCCTACTTTTCTTTTCTTAGCAACTTCTTTTTTCTTATCAACCTGACTCCACGTTTTAGGAGTATTGCCAGAAACCTTTTTGCTAGGTCTACATTTTTTAATTCCTTTAGTTTTAGAACTACCGCATTCTCTACCATTCTGGTCTGTCCATTTCTCTTCAAACCATCGTTTAAGAGCTGCACCCTTTGCTGTTTTTCTAACTGCCATTATTTTCCGGCTTTCTTTTTTCTACATTTTGCAATCATACCACTAGCATAAGCGCTAGGAAATACTTTATGTGCAGCTTTTGCTTTATAGTAGCAAGAATCTTTTTTAGTACTTGATGAACCACCTTTTTTCTTTTTGATTACACCTCTACCTATTAAAACATCTTTTCTAGTTACTTTACCATCTCCGGATAGATCTGGAAATGACCCTCCTTTTTCAAACATTCCAGGAATTCTTACTCCCTGATTATTATACATTGCTTTCATAATTTATCTATTTGCATCTACTTTATTATCACCATCAACTACCGGAATTTGAACAGTTAGCATCATTGCTTGAACAACCTGAGTTTCAATTTCAGCAAATAATGCTTCCGGTATATAAATATCTTGTTTATATCTTGGTACGCATTGCTCAGCTTTATCGCATAACCAAAATCCAATTTCATCATCAAAAACTCCTTCAATCTGTATAGCATCCCAATCAATGTTTGGTAAGTATAGATATCCATCTAAATACCAAAAGTATTTTGTTTTATTATATTTAAATGAAGTTGTTTTAGTCATTGAAGTATATGTACTTGGTTGAGTAGCTTGAACCTCTATAGATCCATCAATGGAACTTACAGTTCTGATTAAAGGACCCCAATATCCCTCAATCATATCGGGAAGCTTATTTTTACTTCTTTTTATAGTGCAGCCGCTTTGTATACCAGAACAATGAGCCTCAACTTTATCTACCTCTATCAATTCTATATAGGGAAGCTTTTTCCATACAGCATTAAACTTCATTAGTTTATTTGCATAATCTTGCCTACGCATTAAGATTTGAGCAAACTTTACTACCATGCTGTATACATACCTATCAGTAACAAAAGCATCTTGAACTTCAGCTTTTACTTGACCTCGTATTCTTGATATAACTTCACCTATTGTTGTCATAATTCAAATTCATTATAATTATCAGATATCTTTTCTGCTTTATATAAATGTGATATCTTATATCTATTTTGTACAATAATATATTTAGTCCAATCTTCAGGATATTTTTTGGCTACAGATCTTTTAAAATTTCTACAAGCTTCAAATTTCCAAAGCTCTCTATTCTTAAATCTGTATTTAGCTGATGAATTTGTATAAAATATTTTACCTATATTACCATCTGTTTCCCAATTTTGATTTTTTAAAATCTTACCATATTCATTAGACTTTCCAAAATCAATGTTCTGTTTTTTATATTTTGCCGGAGAACATGTACCTATAAATAAATATCCTAAAGAGTTGGGTAATTCTACACCATCTCTAAATTCAATCACACCATTCCATAAACCTTCATTATATCTTCTAATTATACTTTTTAATTTATTATTATCTATCTTTTCATAAAGAGGATATTTATCTTTAAACTCTTTTATTGTATTTGCGTTTAAAAAACCAATTCTCTTTTCTCTAAATCTAGGAGCATTGAGATCGGGTTTTTTGAATTTATCTGTCATATCACTCATTATAATTTACAAAAAAAACATCACTTATAAAAGTTAAACTTAGTATTAATCTGCTAAATAGGTTAGTTCGCATATATTACCCTTACTAGGTGATTGCAATTCTAATTTACCAGATCTTCTATTACCAATATATTTTTTATGATAATGATAGTAATCCGTCTTAGATAAACTAGGTAATGTTTTATGTATGAAACCTGCGGTCTCACCAGTTGTTATATATTCTATTTTTTTATTCTGATGAAAATGCCCTGTAAATAAAGTTCTATTTTTAGTACCGCCCCATTCTTGAGCAAATTCTGTTGCATAAACAATTGGTGTATTTTTACTTACAGCATCTCCATGTTCAAATGCATTAAAATTATCTTGCCAAACATGAACTTTTCTTTCTTCATATTTCACATCCCAAGTTATCCTATCGCAATCTATAGCTTTAGATAAAGCATGTACTAAATGAAATGATGATAATCTATCATGATTACCAGGTACATATACTATAGTTAAATGCTTAACATGGGCAACTATAAATGTGATAGCCCAAATCATAGCATCAAATGCTTGAATGTAAGCTTCTGTAGCTGTACTACAATTATCTAGAGGCGTTCCGCTAGTAGTTGTACCATGAAACGTATCCATGTTAATTAAATCACCTCCTACAACAAAAAATAATTCTTCTATATTATGTGAAGCAATTGCCCTCTTAATAAGATTCTGAACCGTATCCTCAAAATCCTTATCTATTGTTTCATTACCTTCTTTACCAAAATGAATATCTTGAAGTGACATTATACCACACACAACATCTCTATCAGGATGCAATGAGTAACCTTTAGGTATGGATAGTTTTGGTATATTATATTTTTTAGGCTTCCATACATCTAATAGATCTTTTAAATAATCACTTTCTGTTTCTTTAATTTTGGTTATAAGTGCAGATATACGCCAATGGTCAGCCATTTGTTTGTTCCAATACTGAGACAGCTTCCATTTACTTGTATCTATATTTAAAAGTTTTATTATTTCTTCTGCAGATTTAGGTTCACTTTTAGATATTCCCGATACTGTAGATTCTCCTTTATCTAAATTATAATGTTGTTCAGATAAATCTAACTTTCCTCTTACTAATTTTTTTAAGTGAATATATTTTTTTGTGGATATACCTAATCTTTTAGCACAATATGCATTACCTTTCTTCCACTTAAAAGATTCTTTTATCTTATCTAAATCCATTTTGTAACTTTAAGTTATTAAATTTAAGAAATTATATTGGAAAAAAGAAGCCCAGCAATACTGGGCTCCAGAACTTTGGTAATAAAAAACCAACAAATTATCACCTCTGTTTACAATAATGTTGTAAATAATATTTCCACGCTATCACAAGTAGCTGCTCCAGAATCTGTGGAAACCAATTTAACTTTATAATCAGTTGCTGCAATAAGACTAGATATTGCTAATTGCAATACAGTTGGTCCTACAACACCTTGTGAAACATATCCAACACCAGAATCAAGAAACACCTCTATTTGAGTTGTTGCTGTAGATTCATTATTCCAAAGTATTACTGCTGAATTAGATGTTATATTAGCAGCATATACATTATATGGGGCATGGTGTAAATCATCTGAAGTACATCCGCCAATTCCCTGACTCATCATTAAAGCCATTTTTTGAATTATAGAATCTAATCTTTCTCCTGTTTCAATTTTTATAATGCTCCCAGCAGTACCTACTTGAAACGTGGTTCCGCAATAACTAACACATTCTGCGCAACATATTGTAGCACACCTTTCACTTCCTACACTACAATCACTGTAACTACAAGGATTACTTAGTGCTACGTCAGTACAACCGCATGGTTTACTAGGGTTACATTTATTACAATTACAAGCCATTTTATTTTATTTTATTAATTAAGGTAGACATGTCACACAATCTACATATGTAGCATCTAGACTGCAAGGCGTTACATCCGCAGCTGTAGCTGAACAGTTATCTATTATAGTTACGCATTTAGAAGTTGCACTTCTCCAGTCATCAACAGTTCCGGGAGACCAATCAGGTCCATTATTTGTAAGTTCAACAACAGTACCTATAGCAATTGTACCACAACCATGATCTGTTATAAAAACAAAGTATGTTTCACTCTTGCTGCAGCTAGATACTTCATAAGTATTTGTTACAGGAATTGTTGATGCAGGATATGTATTATTGCATCCTTTTACAGATCTGGTTAAGTTTTCTTTAAACTTATCATTTGTACCATCTTCTATTGAATCTAGTTCTGCGGAGCTTTTTTCTTGATCTAATAATGCAAGAGCTCCTCTACTGTCTCCTTTATATAACTGAGGCATTGTAGCACCTCCTGGGATAGTTGCTGCCGTATAAGGCATAGCTGGAGCTAATCCGTCTAACATAAAAGATGTAATATCAACAGCAGTTTGAATACCATACTTAGAAGAAGGTATTAATTCTGCAGTATATGCCGCCAACATTTGTAAAATAGTAGCTGCATCTGCTCCACCAGAATTATGAATAGTTAATGGGAATAATACAGTTGTTAAGCCTAAAGGAAATTGATTTATATTAATACCATTTGCTATACCCCACGTACTGGTAGGAGCAACTGGAGTACCTGTTGTACCTGTTGTCATATCTATTAAGGCAGCCGCATCTTCTTTATACTCAGGTGTTGGTTGAGTTGAAAAACCAGCGCCTAATGTATTTGCGTGATATTCTGTATCAGATTGATTTGAAAATATTATAGCATATGCTGCACTTTTAAATACACCTGCTCCACCACTCCAAGATGTAGGAAGAACCTCCAATCCTTGCCATGGTAAAGAAGCAGATTGAGTCCAGCTAGAACCATTATCTACAATTGCTTTATGATATCCTAGCCATTTTTCATCATCAGTAGGTATAAAGTAAATATTACCAGCATATCCAAATTCTGAAATCCAGTACGTTCTTAGTTCAGCAAGACCTTGTTTAATCTTAGCACCTTCAGCATCTGTATATCCGTTAGTATTTATAAATGCATAAACATCTTGGTCTGTATAAGAAAGTTTTACATTACAATTTACTAATGCAACTTGAACTGTTATTACAGCTACTTCACAACCTCCGGAACCTGCAATAGTAGGTTGAAGTTGAATCTGGAATGTATCAGCATAATCATTGCTTCCTGGAGCTACTGTAGTATATGTAAACTGATTCTCGGTAGTAGGGCTTTGTGTAACATTACCCAAAACTGGACTACTAAGAACAGTCATACTTGGTTCACCGCTACCTAAAACATAAGGTAAGTTGATTACCACACTATCTCCATTATTACCGCATAATACTTGAATTGATTCTGGTAATATATATGAAGGACATGCACAACATTCAACAACACTTCTTACAGACTGTGTTGTATTATCCCATCCTGCATATATATATCTAGTTATAGTACCCACAACTCTTTTACCAACATAAAACCAATAACTATCAGAATTGCCGCCAAATACAAAATAGCTGTTAGGACCGCATTCTAATATTTGTCTAGCAACTTCCTGACCAGCAGGACAAGCAGTAGACATAGATGTTGACAAACACTCTTCAGGACTTTGGGTTGTACTCCAAACTTGAGTTGCAAAATCATATCTTAAAATAGTTGGCACACTTGTTATTGGACCAGTACATGTTTGATCTACTTTTATATATACAGAGCCTGAAGTTGCACCTGTAGATATAGTTCTTAAACCATCCGAACCAGAAGTAGGAGCACCATAGGTTATACCATCAGTACTAAAAGATATCTCAGCACTAACCGGAGAAGCATCTTCATATGCAACTGTTACTGCAACATCCCCAGCAACCCCAAGATAATCCATTGTAGGACTAGTTAATGTTGCTGATTTACAAGCAGGACCAGCAGGACCTAAACTTTCAAGCTTTATGATTTCATCTATTGGGTCATACCAGTATCTACTATAAACACTGCCAACCGCATATTTTCCTAAATAAACATCCGTAGATTCAACAGCATCTGATGTAAATACATTTGTAAGTACATCAGCACAAGTTTCTCCTGGAATAGTAACTGCAATACTTGGGCAAAGTTTTGGTATGCTATTAACAATTACACTAACCTGAACATCATATGTTTGTCCAGGAGCAGCTCCTGAAAATATATAGTTAATTGATGATGGAGGATTTGTTATAGTAGTTGTCCCAAGTACAACTCCTGTACTTTGAGAGGTTGCGGTTATTTCATATGTAACTGTAGCACCTAAGTTATTTGTAAAGCCTACAGTTATTAAACTAGATCCAGGTGTTACTACAATATTTTGAGGACAAGGTGCACTCATTGGAGCTATTAATAGTTGTCTATCTTTACATTGAGAAGTACCATCTGTAATACAAAAGTTAACTACAATACTTAAGGATTGAAATCTATTTAATGTAGTAACATCAACATTAACTCCGCTTGGTGAATTAATTAAGTTTGAAACTACAATATTTTGACTTACACTGCTTCCATCTGCATCTGTAATTGTAACTACTGTAGATCCTCCGCAATCTGAAAAACCAGAAGGTATTGTAGAACCTTGAAAATTTAAATTTATTAAATCAAAAACACCATTTCCAGTTGTGTCTATACCATTCCATGCAAAAATAAAGTCTACACCATCACAACCTGAATCACAACAGTTTTCTTGTATATCTGATACAGCTGAATATAGATCGCAAATAGCAATCCATTGATTAATATTAGACTCAGCTAATGTTCCCGGATTAGCAACCCATCCTGTAAGTCCGCTAAATGGCTGGCGAGTAGTTAGACTCTCTTGACTACCAGTTATACATTGAGCACCTATAGCAGCATTTACTAAAGCCACAGATCCTACTGCATTTCTAAAACTACAAAATTGGGTTTCAAGAGCTAATACCAAAGTTGATATAGGAACGCTTTGTCCAATGAAAATACAAGATGATACAACATCAAAATCAGATACTTCAGGTTTTCTACATGGAAGAACACAATCCTCTAGAATAGAAACTCTATCCGCTAAGTTTAAAATATTTTGTTCAATTAAACTTATTGAAAATAAAATATCACAAATTCTATTACTTATAAGATCAGCCCAATCTTCTAAAGGTAATTCTGTTACAGGATTTCCTAACTTATCATTATACTGCAAACAAGCAGGTAGGTTAATTACTGGTAAAACTATATCTTTTGTAGCTTGATTACATATGTAATCTACTATTGCTTGTAATGTTCCTGTTAAATCGGCAGGTATACCACTATCAGGTAATGCACATTTAAGATCTAATCCTGTTAAATCTGGATCACAAGTACAAGCTTGATCAATTATATCACATAGTTTAGTTGCTAATGCAGCAACTACATCAGAAACAGTATCTCCGTTACATATATTAATACATGCAATATCAGGACCTTGCCAAACTACGCAGTTTGATGAAATAGGGTTGCAAGGTGCAGGTGTATTATTTTTAGATGGTATCATAATTTTACTTCTTTTATATTGTCGCGCAATCTATAATTTTAATAGTTAAACCAGTGCTAGGAGTTAGTTTCTTAGAACTTAATTTCTCCCATTCGCATAAATCATTTTTTATTGTTACAGTTTGAAAATCAAAATGACAACACGGAGTAAGGCCAAATCTTTTAGATTTAAAATCCTGATATGCAGCATTTGCAAACTGAGTCTTTATCTTTATTTGATTTGGATTATCCATTTCTTATTACTTTGTTTTTAGCATCGTTTAATTTCTTTGTGAGTGGGCTTATGTTAACGTTTAGCTTAGAGTTATAACTTGGTAAACAAGTTTTATGAACTACACTACCATCTGCTGCTTTTGTTTTTTGACATCCACAACTAAATCCTTTATTACATTCTACACACTTCATTTTATTGGTTTTATTGTATTTAGCAATTAGATGATGTTATGCACAATATTCTGCGTAAACGCTTTAATGCATAATCATACATTTCCATACCTTTTGCTGGTGAAATACAATACTCAACTTCTGCTACAGCAGCATCAATTAAAGTTCTGATATATTGAATCTCACTAATTAAGTCCTGAGTCTCTGATGATGGTTCGCAAGTATCAATACCAATACTGCATAATACCTCATTGTATAAATTTAAAATACTTGATACTCTTAGATGATTATATTCAACAAATACCTCAGCATTTGGAGAAACGCTGTATCTAATTATATAGACACCATCGGGCAAAGCGGCTTGCTCTGTACCGCAATTCACAGTTTGAACTCCTAAATCACAAGCTGCTAAATTTAAATCAAAATTTTTATCAACTTGAATCAGAGCTGGAGAATTAAAGCCAGGCACTGTAATTAATAACTCTGAGCAATCTACAGGTAATAATTCTGTATACTGACTAGTATCTCTTATAGATAGTATCTCACAGTTTGCTACACTAGGAACCTCTAAACTTAAAATATGCTTTTCAGCCATGGAAATAAAATTTACATATACATTAATAATATACAAAAAAAGATGCTATAAAAAAAGAAAGGCGGGATATAATATCCCACCTTCTTTTAAATTGATATATTTCAACTTATTTTATAGACCAGTTTCAACAGGTACAACATTACCTAATGCTGTAGCCTGAGCTGAAATAGCAGCCCACATAGCTGTTAAATTTGTATCAGCAAGTGATCCAGGCGTAACAAAAATCTCATATAGGTATTGATCATTGTCAAATACACCAGATGGATTGTTAAATCTTGGAACACTGTGCTGTAAATAAAACACTTTGTATAAGGCACTTCTATTAACAGAGTCTCTAATCACAGAAGATCCTTCAATCTCTCGGATTCTTGATGAATCAGGATTTCCTTGATTGTATGGATTCTGCATGTAACGATCTGAAAGGATTAAAGATCTAACAACAGTTTCACCTGAAGTTTGAGCCATTTGTCCTGGAGTTGAAGTAGCAACACCGCAATCATTACAAGGATTACCAGTCTCGTCTAATAAAGATGCTATAAGAGATACAGGCTCTTTTTCATAATGATCTCTAGTATCAAATGAACAGTTACCAAATTTAGTATCTACATATGCTCCTTTAAGAGTAACACAAGCTGAAACTTGATCACCTACTGGGTCAGCGGTAGGTGTATACCCACCATTAAGAACTTCAGAAAGTGTAAAGTACTCAGTTGTTGTTCCTGTAGTAATTGCCATACTTACGTTTGTAGCAATAGAACCAACATCAAAAGTAATATCATCAGCAGGAGTTCCTCCGCCAACAGCAGTACCTAAAACAGTAAGTGTATCTCCGACTGCATATCCTTGAGCTGCACCAGCTGCAGAATCAAGAGTTGCAGTAGCTGTACCAGCAACTGAATCAACAACAACTGTTAAAGTTGCACCTGTACCACTTCCACCAGTAGTAGTTACAACAGCTGTATAAGTACCAGTATTTAATGTACCTGCGGTCGAACCAGCGTCAAATGTAGCAGGAACACCATTAGTTTTATCAGCACCTTCTTCAATAAAAGGTTTGATAATTGGGTCATTAATTGCCATTTGAACTGCAGCAGCTAAAGCCATTGCAGGATCAAGAAAATCTTGTCCGTCTGCACAACAAAGTCCTGGAAGTGCTCCACCGTTAGCAGCAGCATCACCTGAACTATCACCGATAGCGTAAGCATTGTGATTCAAGAAACGTAGTGCTGGAGAACCTTTAACGTCTAAACGTATAAAAAGGTTTTGCCCACATGGAGCACAATCAGAAGCAACACATAGTTTTACTTCTGCTTGTTCAGGTTCTACTTTATCAGCAACCCCTAATCTTGATACATATCTAAAGTTGATACCTTTAGATTTAATTGATTCTTGGTATCCACCATGTCCTGGGTTGTTACCAATTTTGTCATTTGGGTGGTAGTTACCACCTACTAAATAAGCTAGATTGCCCGCAGCTGAAATATTTGCCGCTGTATCAGTCTTCCAGGATTTACCATCAACTAATCCAAACTGACCTGCTTTAAAAGCAGATGAGGCAGTTGCAGCAGGAAGTGCCGCACCATCAGCTAACCAACTCTTGCAAAATGCGTGATTAAAATAAGCCATTTTTTTTTCTTTTTTTTGTTATAAATAAATAATTGTCCTTATGGACATATATAATATACAAAAAGATTTAATTAAATCAAAATTAATTAGATCTTTCTGCAGCTTGTTGCTCTCTATTTGCCTGATTGAAGTTATCAATATCTCCTGCTATAATTGCAGCAGCTTCATCTAATATTAATTCAACAATATCATCTTTAAAATCTGACTCTACATCAACCGTGGATGTATCGCCAGTATAAGGGTCTACAGCACCTATAAATTGTATGTATGTAGGTCTTTTATAATAAGTCAATATTGGCTGAACAATATCAAAATCCTTGTTTTTATAAATTCTAATTCTATTGTCTAGTATTGTACAAAATGTTTCTGCCCAATTAAAATCTGGTCTTTTTAATGGATCTCTTTGTATTAAATTTACATTTGCTTCTTCAGCTAAATAAACTTGCATTACTCTAAGATCTGGGCAACATTCATCTTTGGCAGAAGCTGTTACTCTTTTGTATTCTAAATAATCATCAATTGGGAAATTTGTAGTTTCAAAATAATCATCTGTGGTTATTCCAGTTAGAGGAAGTTCTCTAAGTAAGACTTGCATGTCATCAATCCTACGTTTAGAGAACTCATCTCCTTCTTTATACATATTACCACCATGGAGTTGTCTTCTAGACCATTCAACTGCAGCTTTATTAAAAGCCTCTGACATTTGCCATAATTCTATATTATCATAATCATTGCTTGATAATTTATTAAGTCTTTGCTTTAACTTTATCTGTACAGTTATATTATCCATGATTTATATTTAAGCTTGCCAATAAGGCTCAACCTTATCTAACAGTGATTTTAAAACTTCTTCATTTTCAGGATTCTTCAAAAATGTCAGAACTTCGCTAGGGACTTTCCCTAATCTTATTCCACTATCTAAAGTTTCAATCCATCCTGTGGATTTTACAAGAATAAATCTATAAAACATAGCATCTTTTACTAAAGCTCTAATTTTAAGATCTTTCATATTGTTTTTCGCAGCATCAATGAAACTTTCAGCAGCGCGTTTTTTATTTGACTCACTTCCATCTCCTGAAATAAATCCATCCATATTTTCATACATGATATCAATAGATGTAGATTTGGTATATTGAACACTGTCTGAATCAACTACTTTAGCTACATACATTAATTTTGATTTATTTTTATCATATAAATCTTCTAATTTAGATAGTGCTTTATTCTTCAGCTTCTTATACTCAGTTCTAGTTGATACTGTTTCTTCTAATTGATCTAAATAAAATTTAGTAGGATTTGCTTTTTTCTTTGCGTCTTTTAATGATTTTGCTATCATTGAAAATCCTCCTGCATTAATTGCATGCAACTTTATTAAATCATAAGGATCTTTTACAGGATCTAAAAATACAGGCTCATTACCACATCTCATGCTTATTCTAGACCAAAATGAATCATTATCTGGTTTTAGTAAAGTTAATTTATTCCAAAAATCTTTATCTTCTGGATCTATAACATTTGCTGCTAATTCTGCTTCAAGTTGAGAAACAGCTTTTCTAATTTCTTTAATTTTAATTTCTTTTTCTCCCGGAGGTAGCATTTTAACTTCTGGCGCAAATTCATTAAGTCCTGTAACATATCTTTTAACTCCATTCATTTCTAAACAAGCTAAAGACTCTTCATGCCATACCCCATCATGGAGTGACATTCCATATGATTCTAATCCCATATTTTCTTTATCAGGATTAAAATAAGGGCGTACAGCTACAGTTTGATTTTTCCGTTGCTGATACTTTTCTACAATTGTGTAATTTTCCATTTTTGTTTGGTTTTTATAAATTATTAATCATCACTCAAATGTACATAATTATGTACGTTATCAATTAATATTTCTAATGCCGGCTTTCACCGGCAATAGTTATTTGAGTAATTATAAATCTTCGTACTTCTTATCTGTCTTTTGAACAGGTGAAGCCATTTCTTTATCTGCTCCAGCTCTAGCCTTTAAAAGTCTATCTCCATATGTAAAAGTTTTTGAAAATTTAGTTGCAAGAGCCACTTTAAGCCCTTTCACTTTTGTAATTCTTCTATCTAACTCTTTCTGAACCTCTTTGTCTGCTGATTCATCCTCTCTAAAAAGTCTGATGCTAAAAGATACTTTGTATAACTCCACATAATTTTTATAATATTTAGGAGCTTCTACTGCTTTATCTTCTGTTATCTCTTCACATCTTTTCTTTGCTACATCTTCGTGAATTTCAGCTGCTGCTCTTATATCGTCTGATTTAGTTGCATCTTCTTTTACAAGCTTTGCTTCTTCTTCTCTTACTTTATAGTCTTTACAGTCAAACTCTTTTAAATTATTAAGTGAACTATCTGCAACACTATGCATAATATATTTCCTATCAAGTGCTTGCGTTACTGAAACTTTCTCACCAGCTATTGTAACACCTGCTTCTTGCGGAGCTTTAAAAGGTGATTCTACATAAGCTTTTCTATCAAACGTTACCCCAGCTGTTGCATTAAAAGATAATGCCTGAACTCTGTCATCTCTAAGCGCTGCTTCTTTTGCGTATATTTCTTCTGCCATGATTTCTATTTTTAAATGATTGTTGGTACTACCCCTTCATAACAAAGGAATTCAAAATTTGCTATTACTGTTCCTGTAGCATTTGCACCTGGACCACTTTGATTTGCAACTACAGACAATGTAAAATCTACAACAGAATCAGTCGTACTTTCAAGTATTGCCATTGAATCAGTCGGATTACCATTATTGGTAAGGCTGTCCTGAAGTTCAGCTCCATTTTGTAATACATTAATTACATTTGAACTTAAACTATTATCAGCACATGTTACAACACCTTTCATTTCCCAAGGTAGGTAATAACCTTCATTACCTTCTCCTGGAACTTCTGGAATATTGACGCTAACTAACTCAGTTAATTCACTTGAACTTCCCTGAAGAGCTCCTATGATGGTTAACTTCCAACCTTCTTGTACAGTACCATTGCTAAATGTAATTCTTGTTGCTGTTTTTTGCAAAACGCTAGACGGTAGAGCTGCCGTAGATGATTCAAATCTATCAGAAACTAATTGCAAACCTACTTCTGCCGCTTGTCCCACAGAATTGAGATGAGATAGTCTAGCAAGTTGAATTGTACTATCTCCTTTCTTTCCAGCTCGTATATCTTTTTTAATATACTTGTCTGGGAAGAGTGCTTTTATTCTTTCTATAAATGCCATTTTTTTAAAGTTTTAAAATATTAAACAAAAAAGGGGAGAATGAACTCCCCTTAATAATTGCCATTCTTAGAATGAACCTCCCGTTACTGGGTTTCTCATTACAATCTTTAACACTTTAGTTGGATCTTTAACCCAAATAGCAGGCATACATTGAGTCATATAAACTCTATATCCATTGAACTGTCCAGTAGAAGCAAACCCTTGAGTTCGTCCCATGTAGTCCATTGTACCATTTTGGTAGAACCACTTAAGTTGATTATCCCATGATAATTTCAACAAGTGAATGTTATCATTTCCATTGTCTGTTACATCAAAAATGATAAAGCTAAATGAGCTAAGAGGACGACCATCAATTAATGGGTTCTCAATATCATTAGTATGTAAGTTATCAAATGCTGGGTTAAGTACAAACTTAACATTAGCAAGGAAAGGAATAGTAAAGCTTGTGTAAGCAAAACCAAAGTCTAAGTCCATTCCTGATCCAGTTACTGCACCAATATCAGAAGCATTTTGAACTAATCCAGAACCATATACTTCATCAGCAATAGCTTTGTTGATTAATTGCATTCCTCCAATACCTGTTTGTACAATAAGCTGACGCTGTGGGTCTGGCCCTTTAAACTCAACTTTTCCTTGATAGAAGTTGTAAAGTTCAGATTTAAACATGTCAAGTGTAAATGCAGACTTATTGTATACTCTCTTAAATGAGTTATCCAACTGTGACCAAAGACCAACTGATAATCTAATATCATCTGGACCGTCTTGTCTGATTCTACCACCTTTACCCCACATAAGGTAAGTTTCAATATCATTTGCAATCTTAGAAAGATGCGCTGCTTCCATATTAGTTACGAAAGTTCTAGATAGTTGACCACTTTCAAATGCATCTCTAGCACCTGATTTACCCATGCTGCTTACTAATTCTTCAATAGAAGAAACAGAAGGATTATTAGGATCTTGGTTAAAGTTTCTCCAGATCTCAGTTACAGGAACTGTACCATCTGCATTCATTCCTCCTTTGATCATAAGATCAGCTCTAGAAGAGATTGAATAATGAACGTGTGCTTCTGCTCCTCCTACAAAGTTGTAGAATTCACGGAAACCAGAACCCATCTCCATATCAGAGAATCTTTCACCATACTCACCTCTAGCAGAACCTTTTCTAAAGTATTTAGTTCCAGCTTCTAAGTAAAGATCGGCATTTAAAGATGCTGCATTGTTATTGTTTACTAATTGAACAGTGTAAATAAAACCATCACCTGCAGGTATAATATCTTCTGCTGTAATGTACATTTCAAGTCCATTATACTTGTCATAAGTAATAATGTCACCATGTCCAAAAGATCTTTTAGAAAGTTTAATTCTAAAAGTTGTACCATCTGCACCAAGCTCGTTTTCTGCTTCAATGTTAGAAACGATAAAAGGTAAATCTTGGGCAATTGGTGTTTGCCATTTGTACTCACCACGCGCATTGTCTACCATAATTGTATTCTTTCCACCAAAGGAAGCCATTTGATATAAAGGCATTTCTACCTTTTGGGTCATAGCCCAAAGATCAACAGGTCCCATATCCATAGGCTCAGAAGAACCAAGCATATTAGATAAGTGATAAGAATCAATATGAGAGCTAGCCTTGTAGCTTGTGTCTCTAAGGAAAATTCCATTGTTTAATACTGGAGTTGCCATAATTGATTGTTTTTTGTTATTTGTTATTAATTATATATTTGATTGTTACATCCGTTTAAAAAAGTTATTAGGTCTGCTAATTTTCTTTCTAGCTGGTTTTGTTTTCTTAGAGTCTTCGGCTGTTTGCTGAACCCCCATTGAATTAGCATTTCTATTAGCTTGTTCTGTTTTAAGTTTTCTAACAGTTTTTTCTACACTTTTTTGAGCTCCCTTTTCCATGATCTTAGACTTATATCCATCTGGATCAGCTAATAACCAAAGAGCCTCTGTAATTAAACCATAGTTTGGCTCCTGGAATTGGTATTTCTCTAACAAGTGACCTAATAAGTTTGTATTTTTTCCATTTACAGAAGGATATGCTGGCTGGACTAGACCGTTATATAATAAAGATTGAGTTCTTTTATCAACCTTTAAATCATTTACTTTACCTTCTTTTAATGTTTCATAAACATTATGCATATACTGTTTTGATGCTTGTTCTTGCTGCTTTTGTTTTAATTGCTGTTCTTGCAATTTTTGAGCAACAACTTTTTCTTGCATCTTATCTAATTTTGGTTTAAACTTGGCAGCTTGTTGTTCAAGTTTACCTAAGTCTTTCCAAATTTCAATTTCTTCATTTATCTCTTCTTGTGTTCCATATCCAGTAGTAGATAAATATTGCATTATAATATTTTCTTGTCCAGATTCAGTTGAAGAATCCAAGTCAAAAGTTTCTTCAGCTTGAGCTAAAGTTTTAAATAAACTTTTTAAATCAGTCCCACCATCTGCTACATACTGCGCAGCAACTTTTAGTTCATTTGGTAAAGCCTCAAAAAATTGCTTAGGTGTTTCTCTCCTAACTTGATTTGCTCTTTCTTCTAGATTAGCCTCAATTAGATCTTGAAGATCTTTTGGTGAGTATTCTGATATTGGTTTATCATCTTCAAATGCAAAAAACTTTTCATCTTTTATAAGTTTATCAAAAACATCTTCAACTCCGTTTATAGGCTTTCTACCTCTAGTTTCTACTTGTTCTTGCTCAACTCCTTCAGAATCATCATCTGTATCATCGGCTATATCAGAAAGGATTTCAGCACCTTCTGCTTTAATCCCTTCTTCAGTTTTTTTGGTAACTTCTTCTGGTGTAACAACATCCTCTTTATCCATCCAGTCTTCTTTTTCAACTGGTTCAGTAAAGCTCATATCAGGTTTAGGATTAATAGGATCCATGATGTTAGGTTTAGCCTCTTCAGGAAGAGTTACACTATCCGCATCAGGACCCATCGGAAATACATCCTCTATATTGATATTTTCTGTTGTTACTTTAGTTTCCACTGTTTTATTTTCTTCACTCATTTTGTTGGTTTTAGTGTTAATAGTATACTATCATATATAATATAAGATATTCTTTTTAGATAAACTTAAATTATTTGAAGTTTATAAAAAGTTTTTATCAGTTATATAGCTAACGCAATAATTTTTATTTGCTAATTATGAAATCTATATTTAGTTGCATTATATAGTGCTTCATGCTCTGTTGCATTTAAAGCCTTATGATAAATACCGCAGATATTTAACAGCCCTCTAAACTGACCAGCAGGACCCAGGCCTTGAGTATTAAAGTATCCAATACTAAGAGATCCATCACTTCCACCTATTCCAATCAAATCTTGAGCACTTGCATTAGCATTTGCGCTACTTATAAATTGACCATTTAAATAAAAATCTACAGTAGCTGGTGCTGCATTATATGTCATATTAAAAGAACAAGATATCAAAGCCCATTTATTAGTAACACTTGAAAAAAGATCAGACCTATTTGTAGCTGAAACTCCGCTTCCTCCAGATATCCTCTGCAGTCTAGTTTTATATATAATCTGAGTACCATCCGGTGTTACACCAAATACTCCATTATTATTTCTTCCACCAACATTTCCTATAGCAGTTGCACATAATCCCCAATTGCCATTTCCTTGATCAGGATCAGCATCCGAATCTAATTTTATCCAAGCAAAAAGACTGTGGGCAAGAAGAGAAAATTTAGCCTCATCTCCATTTGGATGAACACCTGGTCTAGGTGGCCTTCTAATAGGTGTGACAAATCCACTTGTTAATCCAGACTCAATACCGTTGAATCTAAAATTTGAGCCATCGAAGGTAGTCTCATAATATAAAGGATTTTTATTATAGTTAGCATCGCTGCATTTTCTATTTTTATAAACATCAAAATCAACTCCTTCAGCAGTTTCAACATAATTTGATAGAACCCCTCTTTCCCACTGATGGCCATATATAATTAAACCTGAAGATCCATCACCTTGATATGTTGTATCCCCTGTTGCATCACCCATAAAAATACCTAACTCAGTTCTTACTTCAGTAGTTTGAGTACTTTCATCAAAAATAATAGTATACCAAAACCTATACCATCCACCGCCTAGTGATTCCACACCTTGATCATAATTATCAGAATCACTAGCAATAATTGTTCCCGTGGCAGGATCAACTGTTACAGAACCACTACTTGGATTATTAGCATTATTAATTAACAAAGTTCTAGATCCAGAAGAAACCTTTACATGTATAGAATGAGTATACATTTCATATGGACCTCCTTCAATAATCGGACTTATTGGAAAGTCAAATCTCATTTTATGAGTTCTATCAAAAGTATCTAAAGATTCTGTTATAAGAGTTGTTGGATTTCCGCTACCATCAGGTGCAGGAGTACCTGAAGCTCCTAAAGTTAAATTAAGAGGTGTTTGTGAGCTGGGGCCATATGAAAAATCAGTTACTGGGGGACAAACATTTGAAAAAGTTCTTGTTCCTGCAAGTAAATTTTTACCACCTTGTGCTGTAGAATATGCATTAAGGTTAGGAGATCTAGTTATAGGAGCATCTGGATCTAACCAAAAGACTAACTCATCTGTATCTATATTTCTTCTGACAGGAATCATATTAAAGTATATTCATATTTTCTAATGAAGTAATATAAATTTTAGTGCCATCTGAAGTACCTTTCATTAATGTTATATTATTTATTACAGGTTGTAAACTATTATTAGTGTACATATTTGTGCCAGTTTGTAAAGTTACAATCTCTGCTGCTGTATTATCAATTATAAAGATATAGTCTCCTACACCTAGGTTAGACATTGATATTGTAGTACTTCCTGTAATATCTATAGTAAACGTATTACCTGTAGAAAGATCAATTGTATCTGCAGCTCCTGCAAATGTTAAAGGTACTATAGGTGTCCATAAACTAGCTCCTGCTGGACCAATTGGACCAATAGGACCTTGTGGACCATCTAAGCCTTGTAGTGCTAAAAAAGTCCAGTTAGCTGTATCTACTGAAGGATCTGTAGCACTTGGTCCTACTGGATTTGTACATACATAACTAGATCCATCAAAGAATGCTACGTCATCAACTACATATGAAGAAGCTGCGCTCCATGTACCTGTAAAGTTTAATCCTGCTGCACCTACTGGACCTGCTGGTCCTATAGGGCCTGTTGGACCTGTTGCCCCTGGAGCACCATCTGCTCCTGGAGGTCCTGCTGGACCTTGCGGTCCTGCGCCACCTCCACCACCACTAGAACCAATATATTCAGAAAGTTCCTTTATTCTAACTGCTTTTGACTCAAGATCTGGAACATTATTTTTACTTATATCTTTTGCTATGTAGATAACATCATCCTCTTTTATAGCCGTTCTCTTTAAAAATAAACGTCTCTGTACTAAACCTAGTATTTCTTGTAATATCTGCATTATTATTTATTTTTCTTTTTTTCTTTTTTGGATTCAACGTCATATTTATTTTTATTCTCCCTTGCTATTTCCAAATTAGTTTGAGCAACTTGTCTCTGTGTAGATAGTTTATCTCTATCTAAATTCAATTTCTGTCTACCTGCTTCCTGCTTCATCACATTCTCTTCTCTTTTCATATCCATTTGCTCTCTATATCTGCTAGTTTCTTTTATATCATCCATAGCATCTTTAAAATCAGATACTTCATTTTGATTAATATCTTGACTAGCCCCGTATCCAGCAGATCTTATTTCTGCAACGGTGATATCTTTTTGTCTATTCTTTTCTGCTTCTTCAGCTTGAGCCTGCAATCTCATTTGTTCTTGTTGTTGTTGAGCTTGAATCTGTTGCTCTTGCATTTGCTGCTGTTGTTGCATTTCTTGCTGTCTTTGCTGTTGTGACTTTGTTTCAGTATCCTTAAGTATATCTGAAACTTCAGCTATTGATTCTGCTTTAAGTATGTTACCTAAATCATAAATACTAGCACCAGTAGTATTATTTTGAATAGCCATTTGCTTCAGTTGTTCTAATATTTGTCTATGATTTGTTTTAGTTGTTGCAAATACATTAAATTCTCTAAGTAATAAATCTGTACCATTTATTACAAAATTCACCTTTTCAGATTCTGTTGTAATATAACTAAGTCTAACACTAGGATTAGTACTATGATAGAATTGAGCTAAATCAGTTCTCATTTGATGAACTCTTGGCATTAACTGATCAGAATGCTGATTAAAATATATCTCTGTTTGAGCATATGACTGATTCATTGCATTAACAACTCCTGTTGCTGTTTCATTGCCCATAGGTGAACCCATTCTTTGAGGATTTACACCAATAGCATCAAATGCCTGTTGTTTAAAGTAATTAGCTAATTGTATTCTAGACATTAATCTACTTGTCTGCTCTAGATTAAGTGTTTGATAATGATTAAAGTTTGTTGCATTTTCCGTATTAGTAATAGAAGTATCTAAAGGAAGCATACTAAAATCCTTCATTGCCGTATATGCTTTTGCATAATTATGTTTACCCCAATCTTCTCCCATTGAATGTCTAGGCAGTGCATTTTGATCAAACATAATTACAGTACCTAGCTCATCTACAAGTATATCAGCTATCTGGTTATTTACCATGTTATAGCCAACTTGATATGCTTTCATTAAATCTACTAATGATGTAGATTTTGTATTTCTATCTGAAAATACCCTACCTTCCATAGGTAATTTGCATCCATATAAATTATTGTCACCTTTAAATTGAAATGGTATTCTTCCAGGCTTAGGTCTATTTATTCCAAGATATATAGGATTAATATTGTCTCCCATATTAGATCTCCAAAATGCTGGTAAATTAGGTCCAATTTTTACACCACCGCATACCTCGTTAATCCAAATCCAATCTATGTGCTCACCCTCTAATAGATTTTCTTTACTTTTTTGTTTAAAGATTGTAGTATCATAAATAGGTTTTTCAGTAACCTTATAGTTTTCATCTATAATTTCTTGAATTATTTCACCATCTTTTTTAATTCTAGTCAGGTGTCCAAGTTTACGCTGTGTCTTCCAATATGTTGTGGTAACTCTCATTAATTCAGCTTCACCCCATATTGAAACATCATCACCTTCATTTAATATTTGACTTATAATATCTCCGCCTTTAGCTGGATCATCTGACCAGTTACTCACATACTGTCTGTATGCTAAACCTGGCATTTGAGTATTCCATTCATGAGATCTAGAAGGATCATAGTAAGATCCATCATTCTGCATACCATTTACCTGATATAACGCTGATCTTGCGGGATAAATTTCCTGAAGTGAATGAAGCTGCTTCTCAGTCATTAAATAACCATATTTATCAATAACATCTGAAACAGTCATAAGATCAATTTTTCCGCCATAGTTTGCATCTGAAATATATCTTACATCTGGAGACTTCTGATAAAATGTAAGTACTGGATTCCAAACCTCAATATCATAATCATCTTCCATCATTTTAAAATGCCAGAATTCTCTATCACAAACAAGTGAATCACGAAAAGCTCTTTCTTCAAGCTCTTGCATTTTGAATCTTTCTTCATCAACATTTCCCTGGTGGGTTGCCCACTCTTCAATCATGCTTCTATAATCCATAGAAAAGAAGTCTTCTATCTCAGGAAGACTTTTAAGATTTTCAGGAGACATTTGTTGCTGCGCTTCTTCTGATTGAGGATCCATGCCCATTTCAATCATTTTAGCTAATAACTTAGCCTCAGCATCAGCAAGAAGATTTTCTTCAACCATAGCCCTTTTCTGCTCAAGCATCTCATTATAAGATGTGTTGTCCACTGCTCTATATTGGACTTTAGAATATCTTTTTGAAAACTCTCCTGTTAGTACATTAACTACATTAGGGATTATTGGGTAAAACTTTAGTTCTAATGCCGAATTATCTTCTTTAGTTAATACATCCATTAGATCCTTATAATCATTATCTTCTTCAATAATGTAGTCTGTTTTATCAATAATGCCTTTTGCCAGTTTATAATTCTTTAGTAATTTTCTAGCATTATGCCTTAAGAATTCAATACCTTGTAGCTCAAGCCAATCAATATTCCAAGCATACCAGTCATCATTTTTCTTTTTCGCAGGTAGAAATTGTATGGGTTGAGTAAGACTAGATGAAGTTGGATAGCCCTCTCCTTTAGCTCCATTTTTTAGTTGTAGTGCATTAAATACCTTCATGTTATTTTAAATTTTTAAATCCAGATCTTCGTTTTCTACCAGACATAGATTTTTTACTCCCCATATTTCTAAAGGGACTGTACTTTAATTTATACATTTTTTTTGACTTATCCAAAGAAGAAGATTCTTCTTTTACCTTTAAGTATCCTCTGTTTGCCTCTTGCACTTTAGCAAATGCAACTAAAGCGGAAAAAGCTACAAGCCTATCAACATTTAATCCAGGCTGATATTGCTTCATTTCCGTTAAAAGCATGGGATCAGGTATTCTTTCAATCCCTAAAGTTGAACTTATTATATTACCATCATCATCGGTTTCATTATTTATTTCCTCTCTTAAATATTCAATAGCATAAGATATAAGATGTGATTTAAATAATGTACCTGTATTTTTCCAACCATATTCCTGATATACATTCTTATTAGATCCTAAGTCTTTTAAAAAAACCATTTGACTTTTGGGAACTAGGTATTTCTGTTTCTTTTTAGAAACCATGTAATTTATAAAGTGACTAATATTATTTTCAACCACCGTCCATGCATTATACCATTCGATTATTAAAAGAAGTTGCTCATGCGTTTTGTTTATATCATCATATCTTCCAGACCAAGCACATACAATCTTATCTCTTTCTGTAAACGTTTCAGGTCCATCCGGAGTTTCTCTTGTAACTTCAATTGCATTTTTCATTACAAATATAGAACACAAAGAATCAGATGTTGTAGTTTTACCTTCTGATACAGGGTCAATAGAAGCATAATATGCACCAAAAGGAGGATTTTTTATTGGTCTTTCATATACTACCGGAACACCCCTTTTGTCTGACATCTTTTTATCTACCGGAAATGTTGATATAGGTATTTTTGTAGATCTTTTTGCAACAATTCCACTTTGATCTCTACTAAGTTCTATATGCTCATAGAAATAATCTTTATCTTCAATTTTTTTAAGTTGCTTAGATATAATACCTTGAGGAAATATTGATTCTTTTCTATAAGCAAATCCTTCTGCAATATTAGTTGGTTTCTGAGATATTCTTAATTGGTATTGTTCAGGATTTAGTTTATTTTTCCAATCTTCTCTTTCTATCATTATAGCTTCTAAAGCTTCTTTTACTTTAGAATTACCAAACTGATCTATGTATGGTGGCATTGACCATTGTTCGGGAATAAATAGTCCGGATAAACCTATAGCACCATCCTTGTCTAAAAGGTTTGTTTCAACCGCATATATATCATTATTTGTAGGATTAAGGATCATATCTTTAAGTGGATTACATTGATCTAAATCACCTACAGATCCAGCAGCAATAAACTGACCTGTAGTTATCATACCAGAAGACATTGCAGGACGCAGGTACTCATATGTATCTCCCATTTTTGGAGCAATACCCGCCTCCTCATGAAAGAAGTAAGTTGTCGGCCCCCCTACTCCAGTTGTTGCATTCTTTTCAAATGATGCACCTTGTATTTTAGATTTTAAACCTTTACTTGTTTTTCTATTACCTACTCTAACTTCAATCTGTTGCTGCCAAAGTAAAACCTTTTCCGGGTTACTTGGTCTATACCAAGCCGTATGCTCATTAAGAAAATCTTTGTATTCCTCTAAGAACTTCCAAGATCCTTTATCATTTATATAATCCTTAAGACTTGCACCAATTTTACATACAGATCCTTCCTCAAACCAATATGTATTTATGAGCTTACCCATATGAAAATAAGAAGATGCTATCTGACGTTTCTTAAATATGGCAGCATGCTTATTACTTAATTCTGCTATTAGCTCATATAAAGCCATATGATATTGGGCATCCCTCACTTTGGCAAATCCATATGCCTTTTCTTCTTTATCATATATAGGTAAAAAGTTTAACCACATATAATAATCTCTAGTTAAATACCAAATCTTATCATTATTCTGATATATTACACCAAGCCTACACTTTGCTTTTTCAGAATCCCAATATTTTCTAAAATCTTTACCTCCATTGGGAGCATTTAGGTATATACCCTCCTTATTAAATTTTCTAGCTTCCTGATTAAATATTTTAGATGTTTCATCAAATTCATATTTACCAGGTTCCTTAAATAAAGGCAATAAAAAATCTAACCACTCTTGATCAGTCTCAAAAGTGGTTGTTGTCCAATCTCCATTTAAATATGTTGGAACTACTCTCACATTTCTACTATTGCTAGTATAGTATCAACATTAATAAGCTGATGGTTTTTACCTTCATGCTTCATGCTTACTCCTTCTGCATATTCGGCATACTTAATAATATCTCCAGCTTTTACCGATGTTACATCTTGACCTACAGCAATTACATCTGCCATATAATCCTTAGCTGTATTCGGATTTATAATGTCAGTTCCTGGAAAAAACTGCTGCGGTTGTCTATCTTTGATTAATACTCTTCTACCTATTGGTGTTACTTTCATTGGTTTTATTTTAGATTTGATCGTAGGCCAACCCTTGACCTCCCCTTACTGATGATTGTTGCTCATCTTTTAAATCTTTATACGCGCCTTTAAATGATTGCCTAATGCTATCAAAGTCTTTGGCAACAGCTCTTATTTGGCTAATATTACCATCTCTACCGTCTGTTATCTGAGTATTGGCCATATACGTTGCCATATTGTCTAAAGCTTTCTTAATGCCCATATAAGCCCTCATTGTGGGTGTCTCATATAACTTATGACACATATCCAAAGCAAGTCTTATCTTGCTATCTTCCGGAGACTCCTCTAAGCCCACTTCTTCTATAATGATGTCTTCCTTCTCATGTTCTGGTAAATGAAAAAAGGGATTCATGTCTGGATTAGGGCAGCTCATATAAAACAAATATTTTAATATGTTTAAATAAGTTTCTGGATATTCATCTATTATATCCTTTAAAAAATTTAGCGTATAACAATGATCTGTTAAAACTAAAGCTCCATTATCTACTTCAAAAAGTTTAATTAACATACATTATTGTTTATTTTTTATAAAGTTTATTAACGCAATAACCTCAGATTTAAGATATAGTAATTCATACATCTTTATTTCCTCTAATACAGGTTCTCCATTTACATGCTCATTAATAGGGTATCCGTTTTTATCTTCCCCTACTTGTTTAAATTTTACATGTTGAATTATAAGTTTACCTATTTTAAGTTTGGGGTTATGCTTTTTAATAATATACGCATAAATGCTGAGTTGTAAGTTATAATGATTCAAATTACAGTCATCTAAGTGAGATACTGGGTTATATAACTTTTTAGTTATACCCTCCCAGTTTGTAAATCCTTTTTCTTTTATTTCTTTATTTGTCTTATAATCTGTAATATTAATTGTGCCATTTACAATTTCAACTAAGTCTGCTTGTCCGCATAGTTTTGCAGACTTTAAATAAACTAAATGTTCTGGATATACGCCATCTGGAAGTTTCTGATCAGGTGCTGTTTTAATACCTTCAGCATCTACAATTGGCTTTACTATTGGTACTTCTACACCGTCTCTTTGAATAGTTTTAAAATCTAGCATATCAGCTTCTCTCTGATTATGATACCAATTACCAAGTTTAATTGCTCTATTCTTTTCTCCTTCCCAAGCGTCTAAAATTTCTTTTGGTGTCATACCGTACCATTTAGATCTTTTATTTCTAGATGATTTTTTTGCTTGTGTTTCACCATCAAAAGGTTCTTTAAACATGCTGACTAATGATGTAACACTAGTCCAATCTATACTATCATGATCATTACTTTCATAAGTGTGACCCTCTTCTTTAAATATTATTGCCATTTAATTTTCTTTTTCTAGTTTATTATTTAAAGCATCTTCTTCTTTTTCACTCATGACCGCATCCCATTTTCCAATAGGGCATTCAGTAGATAATGATCTTAATTTTAATCCTAAAGAACACCCGCAATTACTACAACAAGGTTGAGTACCTGGAACAGCACAGTCATTTCCTTCTACATCTAAGTATTCACATTTAGAACATTCCTTCCATCTTAATGCGGCTTCTTCTTCTACATGTTCTTTTTTAAATATATTGTTCTTTATGCCTTCAAGTATTTCTAGACCTGTCCTAAATATGCTTTTACTTTTTTTCATTTTTAAATTTTTTTCTATCTATGATTGATTTCTCTATTTTAGATAATGCGCTTTCTAGTTCCTTGATTTTATTTTGCGTAATTATTGTTTTATCATACCCTTTATATGTAGTCTTTTCTAGATTACCTAGATAACTTTTATTCTTTTTTATTGCTTTCTCCACTCTAACTTTACGTAGTGCAAATGTCCCAAGACCATCAATAAATATTCTATTACTTTCTAGTGATGATAGCGCCTGTCTAACTTTATCATAATAGAAGTCTATAAAATCATCAACAACAGATTCGTGAACTTCAACTTTTTCTGCAATCCCCTTTCTAAAATTTTTATGTTGTTTTGGATTCATTCTACACCTAATACCTTATAGTCTAAATATACCGCCCCTTCAGTTTGAAGTTTGATATCTTTAGATATACTTACAGTTTTTTTATTTGTACCATTTTTATTTACAAGACCTTTCTTTTCAGCTTTTGTTATAGCATTTCTAGCTGATTGTGGACTTTTAAATATATTATTTGTTACAGCAATTTTACAAAAATCCGTAAGCTCATGTTCACCTAGTAAAGCAAGTTCTGATAAACAATTTAAATCTGCATTGCTTATTTGTATATTACTAAAAAAACAGTGTGTTAATATTTGATATCTTATAACTTCTTTAGTAGTAGTCCTTACTTTTTTTTCAACTTTATTTACAATCATTACTTTAAACTTAATATCATATCAATCATATCAGGATCTGGATAAATATCCATCTTGCCTTTTCTAACATTCGTATGAGATAGTAAACCTTTTATTTTTCCATAATAAGCATCCTCTTGAAATTCAAATGCTTTTACTGGACCATGCTTCTTTATAAGTTGTTGTAGTCCTATTCTCATGTCTATCCCATCTCTTTCCTGTATGTACTTAAGAAGCATTTCAGTTTCTTCAACTTGACTAGATGAGTACTTGTGCCAAAATTTTCTACGTCTAAAAGCTTTTCCCAATTCAATAACTTGATCAGGATGCGCTTTTTTATTAACGTAACTTTTATGCTCATCATCTAAATAACCTATAGAACATATCTCTAGTCCAATAGAGTGCCTATTCATATATCCAGATCCGGTTTTACCTAAATGCCAACCATATCCGTCTTCTGGAAAAGCTTGCACCATAACTCCATCATACTCATCATCTCCAGTTCTATAGTTTTGACCCCCCAGAACAAATTCAGTAGCTACACGCCCCCGCTTATCTCTTTCCCAATGATCTATACATCTATAGGGGTTGCATCCTCCTGCTGTATGATGTAAAAACATATACTCATTCTTTCCAAATTTATTAAGATACTCTTTAGAGCTTAAATAATATTTGTGTATAGTTTGATTATAATTAGTCTTAAAATACTGACTTTCTACATCCGTATCTTCATCAATATCTTCTTTAACATATTTAGTCAATAATAATGCAGCCCATGTTTTAGATCCAACAATTCCATCAACACGTAAATTTTTTGAAAGCTGAAGATTCATGACAGCCTTTTCTGTCTGAGGTCCAAACTTACCATCAGGAATAATGTTTAATTTTTTTTGCAACCTTACAACATCAGGTCCAGAATCACCTTTTTTTAAAAGTTTATTCATTACATTCTTTTTAATTTTTTGGCAGATTCTGCACTTTTATTAAAATCTTTTTCAATGGTTTCCTCTTTTACTTTTTCAATTTCTGGCTCCTGCTCTTCTGATTCCATAGTCTCATAAGCATTTGCCAAAAATGCCTGAGCTTGTAATCTTTTAGCTCTAGATTCTTCAATCTGAGTCATTAGTTCCTCATATTGTGCTTGAACCTTTAAGTGAGGTATTTGAGCTTTATAGAACTTTGTAATATCCGCTCTTCGTTTAGCAGCTTCTTCTGTAGTTAGTGTTTTTTGCGCATCTTCCGCCATAATATTGGTTTTTAAATTTAAACCAAATATATAAAAAAAGTTTAACTAATAGAAGTTTACGGTCTAATTATTTTTGTAGTACCATTTTCGGATTTGTTTATAATTAAACCCTTGTAGTATTTATCTACTTCCTGTCCCAGTATGTTGTACGATTTTGAATCTATTCCTCTTTTGCGATAAATAGATATAGGATACCACGATTGCATGTACCCATCTATGTCAGTTTGTTTCAACCTATAATACACATGATTATATATTACAGAATAATCTATGTATTGATACTCTTGCAAGCTTGTAGAAAATCCTGCTGCAGGTATCTCATCAATTAAATCCCAGCTTTCTCCATCAATAGATCTAAATAAACTAAAGTAGTTACTGTTATACTCAGATGCTGTAGACCAATCTAACTGAACACCGTCATCTAATAACTTTGCTGTAAAGTCTAACTGCTCTACTGGTAAAGGTGTGGGATCATATATGCTTAGGAATTCTACATGGGAGTATTTACCGTTTATATTACCAGATCCTCCGGTTGTATTTAAAACAAACGCAAGAGCAATCGTTGTAGTGGGTAAAGTAACTCCATAAAGCCCATTAAGATTAGATATGTCATAGAAAAACCAACCATTGTCATAAAAATACAATCCAAACACATCACCACTACGGATATCACTCTCTTGGCTCCAGAGTAACTCAACTGTAGACCATGTGCTGAAATCATACATTGGACTTTGGAATACATAGAACTCACCCGCCAAATAGTTTCCTGTAATATTAAAGCAAAGATCGCCAGCATGGGAACCAGTATTACCTCCGGGACTAGTCCACTCACCAATACCATCAAAACTATCAAAGGGGTCATCAACTTGTCCATAACTTAAAAACGAAATTAAAAATAATACAATTAACCATCTCATTATTCTGGATATTTTTCTTCCATTAACTTTTGTAATTTTGCACACCTTAGATAATACTCAGACTCATCCAGACTCACGTAATAATCAATAATTGATTTTAATTCATCTTTCTCAATCCCTCTTTGCGGGTCATATGCAAGTAGAGTACTAAATGCAGAACCAGCGCCATCTTCCAATAGTTCCTCAAATGTTATGTTCTTCATCAAAACCTCAAATGAATTATCATATGCAGTCTTAAGCAGTCTACGTTCTAAAGCCATTCTCTCCGCATCAGATAGACCTTCAATGTAATCTTCTGGTTCTTCTCTTTCTTCCATGAGTATCTTCTTTATATAGTAATATACGTATTTCTGTCCAGCCCCCCAACGTTTCCTTTCAAAAATATACCCCCTCCCTAATTTAAAAAATGTGTGTGTTGCATGTGCATAGGGTCCTAGCATTCTGCTCCCCGCCTAATTTTTGAGTTGGGGGGACCCCCGTTAAATAACTCAATAACTAATTCGCAAGACTCATATGGAAAGACAATTAAACTGGGGTGACTCCCAGCCAATTGCCGACTTCTTACGTGATCTAGGCGCATCAAAGATGCAGATTATCCGTTCACCAAAAACGGGTAAGCGTTTCTTTGCTGTCCCAGGCACGTCCGTGACTGGCGCTATCAGTGAAAAGGTTGAAACCTTAACACTGGAGCTTACAGTCACAGAGGTCACAAGCGAAAACGGTGAAACGTTTTTACTTGTTTGTAAGCCATCTGATAACAACGTGCTCGGTGAGCTATCGTTGTAATCAGGCTTACAGGCCACCCAATACTGCGCTGAAGGAAGTAGGCGGAAGTATTGGTTTTTTCTACACTACACTGACTATAGTTACGGGGACGAGGAGCCCACGTAAAATAGCGGTGTAGTGCACCACTTTACTGAATAATATCATTAAATCCACTCATTGCAACCTATAAGCAGGTGATAGCGCTTATACATTGCATAACGGATTATAGTTTTAACTTAATACCACAAGGACTATGTATATAGGATCTAACGGCTGTGTAACTCCATTGGAATGGGTTCGCAATGAGAACGCCTAAAGTTCTCAGCTATTGGGTTATCCGTTCAATGAAACCAGTGCCACTGCAGAGGCGACAGCAAACCTGGTTGAGAACGGATAAATGCCCATGTTCGTGCTTACTTGAGCACTTAAGCCCTTAAACTTTTAAAATATTAGACAGCTACTGACTATTTGTACGCGTGTTTATTGTTTTATGGGTGACCCAAATAAACCCTAGATTCATGGGTAGTATGAATCATAATCAATTGTTGCTGTCTAATTATATATATGGCTACAATCCACTCTAACACCACAACAATGAAGAACATTGCACACTTATCAATTGCAATTCTTATGATGGGAGTCTCTACTATGTTTGCTTATGGCTTACATGTAGTATTATCTATCTAAGAAGAGTACTTACCTATAGGTTGAATGTCTTAGTACCTGGGAATAGAAAAAATCTAAGACAAATCCAAGAGTTGGGAAAAAGTTCTATGTTGGGAGAACCCAAAAGACTACAACTCTTGGACTATTAATTAACCTTAAACCACTTACTATGGAAGATTATGATGAAATAAAAGCACTCTTTGGAGGAGACCTAAAGCCAAAGAAAGATCTTCTTAGAAGATTTAAGAGAAGTTATATTGTCTCTACTTATAGTTCACATGAGTGGATTAGTACTCAAAAAGCTTTTTGTAAGTTGTTTTTGAGAATTCAGTTGCACCGTAGAGGTTACTCTGCACTAAAAGATATGTTCTACCCTTCTCGTAAGGTATCTGACTTTCTTCACAAAAGGTTCAACCTGAACACTTACAATTTCAATAGTGATTGTTCTATTGAAAGACATCGTCCTGGTACAGGGCAGATTACCCACCACAGCCCTTGGCATGATTGTATCTAACCAAGGGAATAACCGTATTTTCAGTAGTGAGTTAACCGTAATGGGGAAGCTAAGCCAAGAGCTTAAGCTTCCTCAGAGATGGATGCTCACTATTTTTACTTACCACTAAAACTAAAATATGACAAAAGAGTATTCGTTAAAAGATATGTTGGCATTTGCTGATCATATCAGAACTCGGTGTATAAAAGAGTCTAATCATAACTATCCTTTCCCTGATATCAAATTGGAATTTAGAATATGGTCACAGAAGTTTTATACTCCTAACAACTCAGAATTTAAACCTGAGTTAGTTAAATATGACATTGGAAACAACTTCCAAGAAGATATGATTAATGATATGTTTGATGACGATGACATGCATCCATATGATTAACATTTAAATCTTCACAAAGATAACGGGCACATAGTCCTTGAGATTTGATCACCTCATCCACTATGTGCTTATCCAATTAAACAAGTACTATATGCCTAATTGCAAGGGTACTCTAGGAAAGTTATAGTAGGTCAGTAAGTTGAAGAGTAAGGCTGACATTTTACATTAACAATTGCAACGAAGAGCCAGTATGACTGGAAAATCTGCTTTAAAACGCCTCTCTGTAACGCAGGTACAACTATTTGATTTATCAAATGACTGCCAGGTAGCATCGTTGACATTCGTGTCTTAATGCAATTGTTATTAATTAACTAGGAAGTGCCTTGCCAAGGCTAGTCCTGCAATGAGGATGAAGACAAGGGAATGGTAAACCCATCAAAGTATATCTAGACAGGCCAAAACACGTTTGAACTACAAGCAATCACTAGGAATAGGAGGTTGTCTCTTGATTGAGGGTAGGAGTGCAGTCTGGATGAATTATAATTAATGGGGCAAATGCTTACCCATAGAAAG